GCGGGGCGAGCGACTGCAGGAAGGCGTCGGCAGTTGATCCGTTGCCGATTCCTAGTTCCATGATGGCGTAGACGAGGGCGTCCACTCGGTCAGGTGACGAGGCGCCGGTGTCAGGCACCCACTCGGTCATCTGGGCTTCGAGCCTGTCGAACGGGCCGACGTGGCTCACTCGGCCTTGCTCGTAGAGGGCGGCCACGGGTTCGGCGCGTAAGGCCTTGCCCTTCTTCGCGACCACCGTTCTAATCGGCAGGCCAGCGTTGACTTGGCGCAAGATGGTCTCGACGAGGTCGCCGCCCTGGTTCTTCTCGGCCACGATGAGGTTGGCGTGGAACTCCTCGTAGGTGTTCACCACTCGCTGAGCCCACTCGGTCGGTGATACCCGGCACGAGCGGTCTGCGATGACGTAGGCGCGTCCGTCAATGCCCTTGCCCGCCACGATTATTCCGGTCTCGTCAGAGTCGGCGGTAGCGGTCACGGCGGGGTCAACGGCCACTACGATGCGGGTCATCTCGGGGAGGTCAGAGACGCGGTGGTTGTCGATGTCTCCGATAGCCCAGAGTGCGCCCTCGACGTCTTCGAGCAGTTCGCCTAGCAGTTCCTGTCTGCCGAGGCGGGTGCCTTCGTAGCGGATGCGCAGTTCCTCGATAGCGGCGTTCGAGAGGTTGTCGCGGTTGTCGTAGGTCGAGCCACGGGTCACCACTACCGAGCCATCGTCTCGCTTGACGAGGGAGCGCACGAGGGGCTTGGACTGTGGCGTGGTCGTGACCACCACCTGAGCGTCACCCTTACGAAGCGCGGGCATGAGGCCACGGCTCCACGCTTCCTCGTAATCCCACGCGGCTAGTTCGTCGCACCACGCGCCCGAGAGGTTGGCTCCCAAGATGCGCTCGTAGGCGTCTGCCGAGTAGGCAAAGATTTTAGATCCGTTGTCCAGGGTGATTTCTCCCGTGGAGCGGTTGTATTGCGTTCGGCGGTTGAACGATGGCCCTAAGGCCTCGATGATGCCGGAGTCGCCTTCGAGGCACACACGTCTGGTGGCCGCGATGGTGGGGCCGACGACCGCGTAGTTGCCCGGGCTGGTCTGGGCTTTCTCAATCAGGTAACGGGCGCCTGTCCACGTCTTGCCGAAGCCTCGCCCGCAGAGCAGGAGCCAGATGCGCCACTCGCCCTCGGGGGGTAACTGGTTCGGGCGGGCCATGCGGCGATACTCGCTGTTAGCGATGTCGGCCTTAGCCTGGGCGATGAGCTCGTCGCGCTTGGCGACTTCGAGAGCCCTAAGCCTGCGTAGTTTCTCCAGCCGTTCGTGTGCCAGCGACATCGTTCTCCCCTAGTTGCGTCTCTAGCCTGCGGATTTCCGCGTCGATGGCGTCGAGGGTAATGACCTCGGTCTTGGTCGGGGCGTCCAGTCCGAGCAGTTTGGCGCGGCGATCTAACACCTTCAGCACGAAGTCGGCAGATTTGACGTCGCCCGCGAGAGCCTGTGGCATGTAGGTCGCCAGCAGGTTGTCCATGCGCTCGCCCTCGATGCGCCGGTGCTCGTCCACGGCTTCTGCCGGGATGTTGCGAACGGCACGCTGGACGCGGTCGAAGGCCGTCGAGACCGACACGCTCAGGTGGTCAGCGATGCGCTGGTAAGTCCAGCCGAGGTTGCGCAGCTCTAGGGCTTCGCGGTCTTTGATAGCGGCGTCGGCGGTGTAGGCCATTTTCGGCGTCCTATGCTTTCGATGGAAAGTCTCAGTCGAGTGACAAAAATCGCAGACTATGAGATAGTAACAGGTTCTGGTTCAGAGTGCTAGAGGGGTCTAGCGATTCGGGTGGTTCACTTGGCGCGGGGCTTGATGACCTGATAAGTGCCAGCCTCGCGGTAATCGACGATGGGCTTGGCGGGAGCCTCTGGCTTCTTGTGGACGTATGAGACCGGCGTCTTCATGTAGGTGGTCTGGTTTAGGGGCGTCAGGTCTTGGAAGCGAACGATGACGCGCTTCGACTTCCGGCTCGTGTAGATCCATGCGTAGGTTCCCACTCGCTCGTCGAGCTTCACGTTGCCCTGGTGAACGTGCCGGTGCGTTGGTTGCCATTGCTTCTTGTTCTTTTTCGCCCTCGGCTTGCGGTCATTGAAGATTGGCTCAGGCTTGACTACTGGCCTACGCTTCTGCTCCCGCTCCTTGAACGTAGTCTGGTTGGCGGGTCGATAACCCGGGGGGAACTTTGCCTTGAGTTTGTCAAGGTTGTCGAGTTTGGCGAGCACAGGGCCATAGGTGCGTATCTCGTCCTCGGCCAGCGTTCCAGCTGCGGTGCTGGTTCCGGCGATGGGTCGCCACCTATTGACGTCTTTAGCTTGGTTGCACCGTGCACAGGCCCGCACCATGTTCGCCAGTCCGTCGAGGCCGCCTGAGCTCAGAGGGTAGACGTGATCTACATGCCAGAACGCCCTGTCGGGACCGCTTGTCGGGCTTCCTGCCCTTCCGCAGTAGGCGCACTTGGTTACCGTTGCTAGCGCCTTCCTAGCCTCGGCCAAGACTCTTGTGCTTCTCTTCACACCCACAGCACTTCCTCCAGCTGCCACGGCCCGCGTATCTCGGGAACGTGGTGGCTCACGATGGTCAGCGCGCTGGTCAGGCACTCCTTCGTGATGGCCTGCCTACCGAGGGCTCCGAGGGCGACTGCCGTTCCCGTGCCGATGGCTCCGTAGCGGTCTGCGAGCTCGATGACGGCTCCGTCTTGGCCGACTTCGTAGATCCGCTTGCTTTCGAGGAACAGGAACTGCGTCTCGGTGAAGTTCTCTTTGCGCCAGGTGCGCTCGAACTGGGCGACCAGCGAGCCCGAGGTCATGCGCTCTAGTTGCTCGAAGGCCTTTTTGCCCTCCCGGAACGAGCCCGCGAAGCCCACCAGGGTCTTGCCAAAGTGAGCGACCTTCGCGTTGCGCGCCACGCTGTAGAGGTCATCAGAGACCGCGGCGCTGTCCGAGGCGATGTAGCCCCAGTCCGAAGGGGAGATGAAGCCCGCGACGATGGTCACAGTTTCGTGCCGCAGTCAGGGCAGTGAGCGACCGGCCTGCCGTCGAGGTGAGCGTCAGCCCATGAGTTTGTCTCGCCCTCCCACTCGAAGCTGTGGTCGCAGATTACGAACTCATCGTCAGCCCACTTGACTACGATCCGTTCGTCACGGTTGATTTCCGTTGTTTCCCACCAGTCCGGCTCGACGCTCAGCAGGCCGAGGCGCTTGTAGACGTGCTCGACGGTGCACAGGACGCAGAGGCGTGGCCGGTGGCGCTTGCCTAACTTGCGCCAGTGGGTCGGCTCCGGGTAGCGGTAGTAGCGGCTCATCGCCAGCAGGCTATGTAGACCGTGATGGCGCCGACCATGACGCCCATGCTGAAGCCAATGATCCAGATAGGCCAGTTCATACGTTCTCAATCTCCAAGATGATGCGGCTGATAATCATGCCGAGTAGGAAGGCGAACCACGGGTTCATCGCGTCACCGTCAGGTCAAAGAGCACCGGCCCGAGGTAGAGCTCGAGGCCCCAGTTGGAGGGGTGGTAGCGCGAGATGCGGATACCAACCCCCCAATCGCGAATGTCAAAGTGGGTGCGGAACTTCATCGCCCCTCCGAAGTCTCGAGGCGGGCGAGGGCGCGCTGGATACGGCGCTTGACGCTCGCGACGGCGTTGTCATAGCCCTTGACATACAGAGCGTTCAACTCTGGGTCTTCGCGCTTCATGGCCTCGACGTCGTGGAGTAGAGACTCCAAGATGTGCTTGGTGGTTGGCATTATTCCCCCTTTACGCGCAGGACACGGGCGCCCTGCTTGACGGTCTGGAACTGCGCCACGATGTCCGGGTGCGCAGCTGTAAGGGCCTTGACGTCGAGCGTCGTTCCGGCCTTGTTGGACTTGTAGGTCAGGAGCACGTTCCCCGCTTCGTCAGCGAGGGTGTCGGCGTTCCCGAGGTAGGACTCGATGGTGGCGCGGGCTTCCTTCATGGCGCTCTCGAGCTCAGCGATTTGCGCCTTCGTGCGTCGGTAGACCTGCACCGCCTGGGCGATGTCGTGGTCTGCCGTGACGGTCTCGGAGTTGCTCACCGGATACAGCGCCTTCAGGGTGTTGAAGTCATCGTCGAGGCCGGAGGGCTCCGGTTGCTCGCGCTTGGTCACTTGCTCCCAGAAGGTGATTTCCTCGCGGATGAGGTTGTCGAGCGCCGCCTTTGGGAACTCACGCTCGCGGATCTGCAGGCCTTGCCCGCCGACGAGGGCTGCGTAGATGACGTGGGTGATGCCGGTGCACGCGGCGTAGTGAGCGCCCTGCCAGACGTAGTTCGCCGGAACGCCCTCGCCCTCCCACTCCCGGGCGTTGCCTCGGGTAGCGATGCCGGTGGTCTTGATTTCCAAGATGGCAACGGGGTGCCACGAGTCCAGCCACGCCTGCAACTGGTCTTCCTCGCCCTCCCACCAGTCAACGGGGGTGACCTGTCCGGCGGGGAAGTTCATGTCGGCCTCGACGATGAAGAAGTCCACGTTGGCCTGCATGAACGAGTGCTCGGGGTGAGCGAGCGTTACCGGGCAGGCGACGACCGCGTGGTTGGTGACCTTCGCGAACATCTCCGCCACCGGCAGTTCGAGCGCGTGGCCCCAGTCGGTTGCTTCGTTGCCCGAGAACGTGGTCTCGACGGTGCCGGTCTTCTCGGCCCACAGGCTGAAGCGGCTCTTGTAGGGGCTGGCTCCCATCAGCACTCCGGCGTCGGATCCACCGATGCCAAGACTGCGGACTTTCAGCCATTCCTCACGGGTGATGGTGTCAGTTCGAGTGACGAACTTTGCTTTCATTTTTCCCTCCTCAGGGTTCAGTCTTACTTTAGGGTGTGACAGGGTCTATGTCAAGTTTCGCGTGCCCGCGGCCAAAGTCCGTAGCCCATCGAGGCGGGCTTGGGTGGCGCGGAGGGCTTCACGAGCTGCAGATAGGTGCGCGGAGGTCACGAGGTAGTTCAGGTGCTCTTTCTCGCACTGCGCCTGGGCGATGTCCTCGACCTCAGCGACGGTCTTCTTCTCGCCGTTCGCGCGGATCAACAGTCGGGTCTTGGCGCTGGTGCTCTTGTAGTGCGCCTCGGCCTCGGCGGCTGCCATGCTCAGGTCAGCGATGGTCTCGACGTAGTCCTCGAGTTGTGCGAGCACCTTCTCGATTTCGGCGTAGGGGTTCACTTGGTCATCTCCCCGATGTGCTCCCGGACGTAATCGTCATCGTAGAGCTTCTTTGACGTGCACAGGTCTTGGATGATTGCGTTCTGGGCTTCCCACGCGTCAAGCACCTCGATTACATCGCAGGGGTAGAAGGCAAACAGCATACGGCCAGGCGCGTCGGGGTCGGGCGTGAAACAGTAGACGCAGAGGCCATACTGATTGGCGTGCTTCTCTCGTAGGGCTTGGCGTTCGGCGGCGTTCATCGCTGGTGGGGCTTCAACTTGAACGGGCGGGTCTTGCCGGGAGCCTCGATGCGCGCTCCGCAGTCGGGGCAGAACAGGCCGGTGTAGGTGCGCCGGACAGGGCCGTGGTAACTGCTGGCCTCGTAGGTGTGGTCGCAGCTCATAGCGTCACCTCGCTAGGGGCCGTGGGTAGATCGCTCCAACCGCGCAGTGGCTCTCCACACTCGGCGCAAGACGCATTTCGTCGATACCCCAACGATGCAAGGTCTTGGAGAGTGTTCCAGAAGTTGAGATACGCCATTTGGGCTTCTTTGTGGCTGGCGCACTCATTTACGGGCAATCCGTCAGAAGTGGCACTTGCACTGATTTCGGGGCTCACAGCGTCACCCCGCACTTCGGGCACTTCTGGCCCTTCATCCACGGGCTATCCGTGTAGGGCTCGCCCCACTCGTTCAGGTGGTCGCAGGCCTTAGCCTCGTCGCCACCGCGGAGCAGGCTCGACCAGAAGAAGTTGTGCGGCACCTTGAACTCGGTCGTGAAGGTCTGGGGCTTGCTCATCTTGAACAGGCTGAAGCCAGTGATGGGCTTCTTGGCTATGTCCTCGAGCGTCGGCTCCTGAACGTGCTCCTGGTAGAGGATGAGCCCGATGACTGCGTAGACCGCGAGATCCATGAAGGCGTCCTCGACGGACTCGTTGGCCAGTTCGCCCTTCTCGACGAACTTCTGCAGGCGGCGCATCTTGTCGTTCATGCGGATGAGCGCGCCGACGTAGCCCGGCAGGCCGAAGTCCTCCGCGGCTCGGACGTTGGCGAACGGGTCATCGTCCTTGCCGTAGTCCTTCTGCTTCTGGTCGTGTAGAGCGACGATTTGGGCGATGATGTCGTGGAACTTACTCATGGTTTTTCTCTCCTAGAAAGTATGCGATGGTGAGGACTGCCGGAACTGCAGCATTTAAGACGATGATGAACCAGAACAGGGCTACCATGCGCGGCACCTGCCATCGGTGTCAGGAACGTAGCCTTCGTGGCCGTTCTGGGCCTCGACGTTAATGGCGACGTAGATCTGTTGCTCGGGGGTGGCGAGGTGCGGTCGAGCTGCGAACTTGAGCCCGCCGAACTGCTCCCAGGTGGATTGCAGGAACCCGAGACCGCCATCATGGATAGCGCCCTCTCGGCTCCAGTTGGAGTGCGTCTCGCACCACGCGACCTGACCCCACTGCGCGAACGCCCGGGGGCTCACGAGCGGTAGGGCGATGGTCGTGGTCGTGGCGGCCTGCGCGGTCGGGGCTTCAGCCGGTGAGACCGACAGCACCGACGTCAGCACGATGGCGGCGATGGTGAGTTGCTTCATAGCCAGTCCTGAAGTGAGATGAGCACGAGCGCCACGGTGACGATGGCGCACAGGATGAAGATGCAGATGTAGATCATCGCTGATACATCCCGCCGTATCCGCCGGTGGTGAAGTCATCGGCGTCAATGGGCTCGTCCTCGCATCCGTCCTCGGGCAGGTGATGCTCCGAGCACCACTCGCAGAGCGGGAGAGCCGGGATGGTTGGGTGCTGGTCGCAGTGCCACTCGCCGTTCACGAAGGTGGCGGGCAGTCGGCAGATGAGGCAGTGACCGGCCTCGACTTCGTTGGTG